CTTCTTTGCTCAAACGGCTGAAGGTCGTGGTTCTAAAGTTGAAACACTTCCAGGTGGTGAGAACTTAGGAGAAATTGATGACTTGAAATTCTTCAATGACAAACTACTTAGAGGTTTGCGTGTTCCGCCAAGTTACTTGGGTGGTATGGATGCAAATGGTTCTGCGTTTAACGATGGTAGAACTGGCACGGCAATGATACAAGAGTTCAGATTTACAAAGTATTGTGAAAGACTACAACAACTTATTGTTGAAGAACTAGATAAAGAATTTAAGATGTTCTTAAAGCACCGTGGTGTTTTGATTGAAAGTAGTTCATTTGACTTATCATTTAACGTTGTTCAGAACTTTGGTAAGTATCGTCAAGCAGAAGTAGACCAAGTAGCAATGAACGTATTTACAAGTATCGAAGGCGCAGATTACATCAGTAAACGTTTCGCAATGAAACGTTTCTTAGGACTATCTGAAGAAGAAGTCTTAGAAAATGCATCACTGTGGAAAGAAGAACGTGACCTGTCTGACCCACTCGCACAAAGTGAAGATGGGCTTAAAGGTGTTGGAGCATCTCCAGGACCAGCAGGTGGCGACTTTGACAGTGCGGATTTTGATGCAGACGATTTAGATGACGAAGATGATAATGTTTCCGGAACAGAATCTCCTATTTCTGGCGCAGAAAACAGCGATACAGATACTATTTCTGACGATAATACATAAATACAATAAGCGAGGGGCGTAATAATCGTTCTTTAATAATTGTTTATTCAAGGAGAATATAAAATGGCAGTAATACAAACAATAACTATCACTGATGATAGTGGAACATCACACGCTGATATGGATGCATTAATGACAGCATTTCATAATGATTGTACAGAAGATGCGGCTATAGTAGCAAAAATCGAAGAAGCAACAGCCGAGGGTACAGCAGTTGCAACATCTACTCTTTCAGAAGCGGGCGATTCCCTTCATATTATTAGAACATGGTCTGATTCTGCTTGGGCAGAAATCAAAGATATGGCTTCAGCAACTATTGGTGAAGGTTGGACTGTAGCATCGTCAGATGACCAGTAATCGTATTAAGATTTTTTTAAAAGACGGGCAAGTATAATGAAATATATTGAGATAAATGAAAATTATTCTCCAGAAGATGACGAGTTTACAAGTATCGATTTAGATGATACACGTAAAACTCGCTTGACTCTTGCCCATCTTTCTAAACTAAGAAAAATTAGAGAGTATAGGAAATACCAAAAAGGTGCCGAAAAAGCACAGGTAAAACAACAGTATGGTGGACCTTCAGAGGCACCATCAGGTGGCGGCCTAGACTTATAATATACAAGATAATAATAGAATTAAGTATCACTTTATAAAAAGTAATATTTCACTAAATATCTTAACATCCTCTTTAAAACCGTCAAAACCACTCATTTTGCCGTATATTTTCAATATACGAGCATAACTCCCATAAATACTTGTGTATGAAACAAATCATATCTTTTACTTGCTAAATGGTATGATATATGTTCGTTTCTATAACCGCCGCACCTTGTGGCTATGAATAAGATTAATAAGGAGACTTATAATGTCCAGAAGTACACTAGAACAAGTGCTAGAATTGTTAATCAACGAAGAAAATGCAAAAGCAGAATCGCTTTTACACGACTTTGTTGTTGAACAAGCACGACAAATCCATGAGGATTCTCTTAACGAAAGCGACACCGTTGTAGAAGAAGAACTTGAGGAAATTGAAGAATCAGAAGAAGTCGAATCTTTGGTAGATGATATCGAAGAAGATTCTGACGAAATTGAAAATGAAGAAATCTTTGATGACGAAGATGTTTCTGATGAAGAGGCTGTTGATGACTTAGAAATGAGTGATGAAGAAGCACCGGAAGAAGAAATCGAAGACAGAGTTGAAGATTTAGAGTCAGCACTATCAGACCTAGAAGCAGAATTTGAAAAAATTATGTCTGGCGAAGATGATGCAGAAGATGAAGGCGAAGAAGACATGGATATGGACGGCATCGATTTAGATATCGAAGAGCCTGAAATGGAAGAGTCAGTTGAAGAAACTTTCGAAGAAGCAGAAGAAACTGATGAACCAGTTGAAGAAGCGGCATCTGAAGACTTAGACGAAGAAGAAGAAGAGAAGTTGGAAGAGTATACTATTCCAGCAACTGCTAAAGAAGGCGATGATGGAGAAGGTTCTTCACCAGTAGCCAAAGATGGCGGCGCAGACGAAAGTGATGCGGCACCAGTTGGACAAAACGATGGTAACACATCAGGCGGTTCAGCATCAGCAGAAGATATGAAAACAGGCAATGTAAACACAGTTGGCAATAAAAAAGCGCCAGCGCCGAAAAAAGCCTAAGTAATAAAATCTTTTTAGGAGAAACCAATGACAGTTCTTATTGAAAAATATACACATAATCAAGCAAACGTTAAATCACGTATTGTTGAGAACGAGTCAGGTGAAAAGAATATGTTTATGGAAGGTATTTTTGTACAGGGTAACGTCAAAAATGCTAACCAAAGAATGTATCCTGTGAACGAAATTCAAAAAGCAGTGGAATCAGTCCAACAAAGAATTAAGGAAGGATTTCCAGTTTTAGGCGAATGCGACCATCCACCTGAATTAACAGTCAACGTTGACCGAGTATCACACATTATTGAAAATATGTGGATGGACGGTGCAGACGGATTTGGTAAACTTAAAATTGTTCCTACGCCAATGGGCAACATTATTAGAACATTAATCGAATCAGGTGCCACTTTAGGTGTCTCGTCTCGTGGTTCTGGTGAAGTTGACAATAGTGGCAAAGTGAGCAATTATGAAATTATCACGGTTGATATTGTGGCACAGCCAAGTGCCCCGGATGCATATCCAAAAGCAATATACGAAGGATTAATGAACATGAATGGCGGCTTTGATACATGGAAGTTAGCACAGAGTGTTCAACACGACAAGACAGCACAAAAGTACTTGTCAAAAGAAATAGTTAAGTTCATAAGAGAACTTAAACTTTAATAGAAGAAGGAGAACCAACAATGGCACAAAATGAAATCCTTGCTGGCCTTCTTGAGTCTGATGTTTTGAGTGAAGAAGTTTCTACTCAAATTTCAGAGGCTTGGGAAGCACAAATAAATGAAGCAAGAGAGGAGATAACAGCCGAGTTGCGTGAAGAGTTCGCACAAAAGTTTGAACACGACAAATCAGTGATTGTTGAAGCAATGGATAACATGCTTTCAACTGCAATCAAAACTGAAATGGATGAGTTTAAAACAGACCGTGAAGCCCTAATCGCAGAGCGTGTTGCATATAAGAAAGCAATTTCTGAACATGCATCAATCCTTGAAAAATTCATTACTTCTCAATTAGCAAATGAAGTCAAAGAACTTAGAGCCGACCGCAAGAAAGTTAACGAACATTTAGGTAGAACTAAAGAATTCGTTGTTAAACAACTTTCACGTGAATTGGCAGAGTTCCACGATGATAAGCGTGATTTAGTGCAAACTAAAGTACGCATGGTAGCAGAAGGTAAAGAAATTCTTACTAAAACTAAGAATTCATTTATCAAGCGTTCAGCAGAATTAGTCGAAAAGACAATTGATACTGCTCTACGTTCTGAATTGGCTGTTCTTAAAGAGGACATCCAAGCGGCGAAAGAAAACGAGTTTGGCCGTAAGATTTTTGATACATTCGCAGGCGAATTCATGACCTCACAATTAAGTGAAGGTACTGAAGTTGCTAAGATGTCTAAGAAATTAGAAGAATCCGCTACTAAGATTGCGAAGTTAGAAGACACAATTACTGAGAAAGAATCAGCAATTACAAGCGCCGAAACTGCACAGAAAGTGTTAGAAGACAGAATGGACCGAAACAAGGTCATGGAAAGTCTTTTATCGCCTCTAGGCAAAGAAAAGCGTACAGTAATGGTTGACTTACTTGAAACAGTAAAAACAACTAATTTAAAATCTGCATTTAAGAAGTATTTACCTGCAGTTTTGAATGAGACAGTCTCATCAGAGGCAAAACAATCGTTAAATGAAGGCAAAGTAACAGAACACACTGGCGATAGAGACGAAGAAGTAGTAACTTCAGCGTCACCATCACAGGGTAGCGATGCCAATATAATCCAGTTAAAGAAATTGGCTGGACTTAAATAATAACCAGAAACAGGAGAGAAAGATGGAAAATCTTTTCGAAGGAAATAATTGGGACACTACACGTGAAACTTTACTAGACGGTCTAGAAGGTAACAAACGTGACGTAATGTCTTCAGTTTTAGAAAACACAAAATCAGCACTTACAGAAAGTGCTACAGCAGGTGCATCACAGGCTGGTAATATTGCTACATTGAACAAAGTTATTTTACCAATCATTAGACGTGTTATGCCAACTGTAATTGCAAACGAAATTATTGGTGTTCAACCAATGACTGGTCCAGTAGGACAAATCCATACACTACGTGTAAGATATGCTGAAACTGTAGGTTCAACTACAGCAGGTTCAGAAGCACTATCACCTTTTGATATTGCTACAGCATATTCTGGCGACGGTACAAACGCTCCGGCGTCTACTTCGTCAATGGAAGGCGATGCAGGTAACAAAATGTCAATTCAAGTGTTAAAGCAAACAGTTGAAGCGAAGACACGTAAGTTATCAGCACGTTGGACATTTGAAGCGGCACAAGATGCTAATTCAATGCACGGTTTGGATGTTGAAGCAGAAATCATGGCAGCACTTGCTATGGAAATCACTGCTGAAATTGACCAAGAAATCTTAACATCATTAGGTAACCTAGCAACAGGTTCTGCGTCATATGACCAGACTCAAGCAACAGGTACTCCAACATTTGTTGGTGACGAACATGCGGCACTTGCAACTATGATGAACAGAGAAGCAAACTTAATTGCACAACGCACTCGTAGAGGCGCGGCAAACTGGGCAGTTGTTTCACCTGCGGCACTTACAGTGCTACAGTCAGCAACTACATCAGCATTTGCTCGTACTACTGAAGGTACTTTCGAAGCACCTACAAACACTAAGTTTGTTGGTACTCTAAACGGTACTATGCGTATTTACGTAAACACTTATGCCAACGATGCTACACCAGTACTTCTTGGTTATAAAGGTCAAGGCGAAATTGACGCGGCTGCGTTCTATTGCCCGTACGTTCCATTAATGTCATCAGGCGTTGTGGTTGACCCAGGCACTTTTGAGCCAGTAGTATCATTCATGACTCGTTATGGTTATGTTGAACTAAACAACACTGCATCATCACTTGGTAATGCGGCTGACTATGTTTCAAAAATTGCTATGTCAAACCTTTCATTCCTATAATATTTTATTATATTATAAATTGAATATAGAAAGCCACCTTCGGGTGGCTTTTTTATTGCCCGTTTGCCTGCTATAAAGATAAATACAATTAACATTATAAAGTTTATTTTTTTGGAAGAATACAATGGCAGAACAGATTAAATTTGGTGATAAATTATTTCTCAAAGGCGAAACATTAATTTTAGATAACGGCGCAAGTAATGCCGTAATCAAACCTAAAAATGGTACACTAAAAATTGATGGTAATCTGACTGTTTCCGGAACTCAAACTGTAGTAGAGTCCGAAACTGTAACGATTGCTGACAATATACTCCTCGTCAATTCAAATGTAACCGGTACACCAACAGAAAATGGTGGTATCGAAATTGAAAGAGGAACAAGTGATAACGCATCTATTCTTTGGAATGAAACTGCCGACAAATTCGAATTAAAAGTTGGCTCTGCAAGTGCAGACCTTGTAGCAAATGTACTTACTACAACTAATGTGATTGGTGCATTTACTGGTGATTTATCTGGTAATGTTACCTCTATGGGTCTATCAACATTTGCAGACATAGATATCAATGGTCCAGGAAATATAGACGCTACAGTAATCGGCGCAACTACACCTGCCGCTGGTACTTTCACAACTTTAAACGCAACTACGATATCAGGAGCAGTAACCGGTACAGTTACTAGTATCGCTAACCACGATACAGATGATTTAACAGAAGGCACAAGTAATCTTTATTATACTCAAGCGAGAGTTGATGCAAGATATGCCCAACTACAAGCAGACTCTAATTTTATAGAAACATTAGATGGCCAAACAGGGTCATATTACTTAGATTATAATAATTTTACGGGCACTCCAACTACTACAAGCAGTCTTGCCAATCATAGTATAGACGCATTAAATGATGTAGATACTACCACAGCGGCTCCTACAACAGGTCAAACTATCATATGGAATGGTAGTAACTTTGTTCCAGGAGAAAGTTTTAGTCAAGCAGATTTCAACACAGCATTCACTGCCAAAGATACAGATGATTTATCAGAAGGTACAACAAACTTATATTATACTGATGCTAGAACACAAGCAGTTTCAATAAACAATCTTGTAGAAGATACATCACCGCAGTTAGGTGGTACTTTAGATTTAAATACATTTGACCTTACTACAACTGACCCAACAGTTTCATTAACAACCACATTAACGCCAGTAACAGCACAAGGTACAGTGGGTGCATCAACTGAGACAAATTTATCTAACACTACAGTTACAGTTAATACACAGGCAGATGTCGCAAATGCGGTAAGTAGTTATATAACACTTTCAAGTACTGAAATAACTAATCTAGCATTTAAAGGCGAGATATCATTAACTTATTTTGGTGCGGCAGCAACATCTAGTAATTTTGTTTGGAGAGATGTATCTGATAGTGCAGAACAAAACAATATGGTTATTGTTTATTCTCCGCCAACAGACGAATATACATTTACATTACCAACAGACGCAACATTTCCAATAAACTCACTTGACGCTGATATTTACTTTAAGCAATACGCCTATGGTGAAATGACAGTAACGAGTGCTACAGCACTTAGTAGTTCTACTATTCAACTTAGAGACGCTAATGGTTTTTATATCGATAAAAACCATGTGACAGTTACAAGTTTGGGTGGCAATAGTTATAAAATTGTTTACTGGACACACGATGTGAGTGTGGGAGATGTCATTGACGTTATAGCGGCATCGGCACAAACAGCAATTTTTGAATGGGGTACTTCTACATTCTCTGAAACTGGTATTACTATGACCGCAGAAAGTTTCTCTTTAACATCGTCTTCTAATGATATATTCGCAATGGGTGACTTAAACTTCACCGCGGGATTATCTACTGGCGAAGTGGTCGGAACTTTCATCTATGATGAACCTACTAATAAATCTATACTTTCTGGATTAACAACGATTACGATTGACGGAACTTCATATCTTTCAGCATCAACTATAACTGATGTTCCAGTTGTATTAACTGGTAACTCAGGCACTGGAAACGAGGTATCTATCGCAGTAGGTTCAGCAACAGACGGAAGACTACGATTGATGAACAATGTCGGTGCATTAATTTACAAATTCCCAGCGGCAGACGGAACAGCAAATCAAGTAATGAAGACTGATGGCTCTGGCGATTTAGTTTGGGCTAACGACACTGATACAACCTATGTAAGTTCAGACTTCACACACGATGACTTAACTGGTTTCGTAGCAGACGAACACATTGATTGGACAACAGCAAGTGCGGGAACTATACACGCAAGTAATTACACCGATACAGATACAGTTTACACAACATTCACTTCAGATTTTGATAACAGATTAGCAACAAAATCAACAACTAACTTAAGTGAAGGAACAAACTTATACTACACAGATGCAAGAGCAGATGCAAGAGCAGACATTAGGGCACAATTAAAAATTGATGCATTAGTTGGCGGAGCATCAGCGGCCTTTGATACATTAGTAGAAATTGAAAACGCAATGGCTACTGATACTGAATTGACTAACGCAATTTCGGCACTAAACCATGACAGTTTATCAGGATTTGTAGCAAATGAACACATTGATTGGACACAAGCGAGTGCGGGAACAATTCACGCAAGTAACTATTCTCCAGACCAAACAGTATCATTAACAGGTTCTGGTGCAACAACGATTACAGGAACATATCCTAACTTTACTATTAGCAGTACTGATACAAACACATCAACAGACATCACTGGAAATATAATTCCAGCAACTGACAACACTTATAACCTAGGTAGCACTACTAAAAAATACGCAAACATATATGGACATTCGGTACATGCAACATATGCCGACTTAGCAGAAAGATATGCGGCCGATGGAATATATGAAGCAGGCACAGTTGTAGTGTTTGGCGGTGAAGCAGAAGTTACTACAACAACAGAAGCACAAGATGTTTCAGTTGCTGGCGTAATCTCAACTAATCCAGCACTTAAGTTAAATGCAGATGCAGGCAATTCACAAACACATCCTTATGTAGCATTAAGAGGAAGAGTCCCGTGTCAGATAATTGGTCCAGTATCTAAGGGTGACTTAATCGTAACAGCAGACAATGAGCCAGGCTTTGCACAAAGTGTTGGCAAAAATGACACAGGTCGTTCAGTGTTTGCCAAATCAATAGAAACAGACTTAACAGAAGGTAAAAAAGTTATAGAAGTTGTAATTCTATAATATTCTTTTATTAACTGTAAGTATTGCTTTTTCAACTAATCCGATAAATACTATTGTAACAGTTTTACTGTTGCGAACAAATGCCGAAAGAGGTGAAGGACCTTTCAGCATCAAGTAGGAGAAAGAACATCCTTATTATATCAGATGTCGAAATTAATTCTATGAGAATTCATATATGCAATTAGATGGAGGTATTAAATTTTCTACTAGGTTAGTCCTTCAGACTAACTGAGGGAGTGGAAACACTCTTTAAATGAATATTTTATAAAATATAAAACGGGAGAAATAAATGGCAGCATATGCAATCCAATTCCGTCGCGGTACAACAACAGAACATAATTCATTCACGGGTTTAGTGGGTGAGGTTACTGTAGATACAACTAAGAAGACAGTTGTAGTACACGATGGTTCAACAGCGGGTGGATACGCCCTGGCACTAGAAGGTGCCGCAGTATCATCATCAACGGGTGCGTTCTCAAGTAACGTAACAGTTGGCGGAACACTAGCAGTTACATCTACCACTACTATGGGTGGCAACCTAACAATGACTGGTCACATTTTGCCAAGTGCAAATATTACCTACGACTTAGGTTCTACAACAAAGATGTGGAGAGATGTTTACATTGGCCCAGGTTCACTATACATTAACGGTAAGAAAGTTATTGAAGATGACTCTGGTACAATTAGTATTACGACAGACACAAACGAAGACCTTAAATTCACTACAAGTGGAACAGGTACTCTAAAACTAATTTCAGGTAATGGTATTTCAGTTACTGGTGAGATTAACGCAACATCTGGTGACCTACAAATTGGTGACCACATGGACATGAACTCTAACTTG